GAGCGTGTTGAAGTTGAAGGTTTAGCAATTGAATTCTCTTATGAGAACGCAAGCAACTTCCAACAAAACTTAGTAACTGCTCGTATTGAGTGTTACGAAGATGTAAACTTAATGCAAACTGGTTCTGCTATTTTCGCAGATTTCGGTAATGTTGCTTAATTTATACCTATCTAAAAAAAAGAACCCTGCCTTAATCGGTGGGGTTTTTTATTATAATTAATGTAAATTTGTAAAAAAGGGAATATGTATAATTACATAATAGACTATACTCAAGTAGATTTAGGAACAATCACAGAGCCAGTTACAGTTGCAGAGGCAAAGCAATATTGCCGTGTTGACAATAATGTTGAAGATAATTTGTTTGCTGAATTAATTACGCAATCAAGACAAGCGGTTGAGAAAGCTGCTAACATAAGCATAACTCCTAAGACAGTTACTTTGTGGTTTACTAATCTTGCTGGAGGCTACGAACTTCCTTTTGGACCAGTAACATCATTTACAAGCCTTACAGATCAAAATGGCAACGCAGTTCCGAGTAATGTATATAAATTGATAGGCGGACCAAATCCAAGCCTTGCATGGCCCTTATATGCTAATATGACGGCAGTTTATACTACTGGTATGACAAGCGTTCCTAAAGAGCTTAAAATAGCTATTTTAGACCAAATTAACTACGGCTACGAAAATCGTGGAATGGATGTTGACGATATGGGAGTTTGTGAGAAAACTTGGAGAGTTTGTCAAAGATGGACAAGATTAAGCCCAATTTTATAAAATGAGAATAGGACTACATAAAGACAACTATGTTGATGCTAACTCAATGACGAGGTTAGTTGATGTTTACCAGCCAACGCAAACGAGCGATGGACAAGGTGGATATACTACAACATTTACTAAAGTGGCGACAGTATGGGGGGATTATAGACCACAACCACAAAACAGAGCAATCCAAGAAAGCCAGTTAAGTTTTAACAGATACGCTAAATTGTTTATCCGTTACGACTTGACAATAACTGATACTTACCAATTTGAGGTTGAAGGTCAACGCTTTACAATACATTCTATTAAGGATGTAGATAATGCTCATAGATTTTGGGAAATTGAAATGTTTGCTTAATGGATAAGGTTACATTTGATTTGCAAGGGATGGAGAAACTTTATAAGAAGTTTCAATCTTTAGATAAAACGGCTAAACAAGATGTAAAAAACGAGTTTAATGCTTCGGCACTTAAAATAGAGCAAAGTGCTAAAAGAGTGGTGGTTGTTGACAATGGATTTCTTAGAAATAGCATTTATCTAAAAGAAATGGGTACAAATGATAAGTTTGTATTTACTGTTGGTGCAAAAGCTAAATATGCTCCGTATGTAGAGTTTGGAACTGGAGGTTTAGTTAGCGTACCACAAGGATATGAACAATTAGCGGCATATTTTAAAGGTAGAGGAATTAGAAAGATAAATCTTAGAGCAAGACCTTTTTTGATTCCAGCATTTGAACAAGAAAAGCCAAAATTAATAGAAAGACTTAAAAAATTATTAAATGCTTAATCCTAATATAGAAATAAAGAAATGGTTTTATACAAACCTAACAAGTGCTACTGGATTAGTGGTTTATGATGGTATGGCTCCAGATAACGCAGCAAACGAATATATCATAATGGATGGCAGAACTTCAACCCAAGATCAAGGCAAATCTGGTTATACAAACTCTATTAGTATAGATGTGGACATTGTTACAAAAAATGCTAACTTTGGCTATAAACGAGCTGAAGAAATTAGCAACTTGGTTTTAACTGCTATAAATTCAGATACGGACATAACATTGGCGAACGGCTTTTATAGTTCAACGCTATATGTTCAAAGTATCAGAAACTTAGACGGATTAAATCCATTAGATAATGTCTTTAGAACGATTATAACATATAACATAACAATAACTCAAAATTAAATAAAATGGCAGAAACTAAAGTATCAGCAAGGGATTACATCCTATTAGCGGACATAGACGGAAACGCAACTTTTAAACCAGTTGCTTGTCTTACTTCTAACTCTTTAACATCAACTGTAAACACAATTGATGCAACTTCAAAATGTGGAGACCAATTCCAGCCTGGTCCAGCTTTTACTCAATCTTTCCAAGCGGAAGGTTTTGCAATTGATGAGACTGGTGTTCCAGCAAAAGATTCTTACCAACAATTATATGCTGCTCACGCTGCAAGAACTGTTTTCGCAATGAAGATGGGTAAAGCAAGTCCTGCGGCTGGAGATATTACTTATAGCGGTCAAGTTTGGATTTCAAACTTTGATGTAAACGCAGATGATAAAGATGATGTTAAATTCTCTGCAACATTTGTAGTTTATGCACCGCCAGTAACACAAACAGAACAAGCTTAATAAAAAACAACACAACGAACTATGTTTGAATTAAAACTAAAAGAAACAACAATTAGTTTAAAATGGGGTACTTGGGCAATGCGTGAAGTCTGCAAGGATAAAGGCATTACAATAGATCAATATTTTGAATTAATCGGAGCAAAAGTATTAGACTTAGACACTATTATTAAATTGATTTATGCTGGTTATAAAGCAGCTTGTAATAGTAAGAAAGAACCAATTGAATATACAGAAAACGATGTATGCGATTGGATTGATGAAATAGGTGGAATATTTAGTACAGAAGGACAAGTAATTGAATATTTTAAATACATAATTCAAAATACTGTTACTACTGTAACTGGTACTCCAAAAGAAGAAAAAAAAAAGTCTAACAAAGCTAAGTTGGGATGATATTTTAGTTAAGGCTGCTGAATGTAATATACGCCCAAGCGAGTTTTGGGAGATGACTTGGAGTGAATTTTCTATTATCGTAATGGGAAAGGAACGACAAGAATTAAACGAATGGGCGAGGACACGAAACCTCGCCTATATTGTATATTTAAGTAGCACTTCTGAAAAAACACCAAAAAGCCTAAAAGCATTTTGGCACATTCCAGAAATAGATGACACAGAACCAGCTGAAGAAAAAGTTATGCTAACTGATGACCAATTAGCACGAACTCTTAAAATGTACGGAGTAAAATAATAAAGATGGCAGAACAAATAGACTTAAGTATAAATATTGGTGCTAATACGCAAGATTTACAAGCGGAATTACAAAAAGCACAGAATTTACTTGGACAGTTTCAATCTGCCTTAAAAAAGGCTACTAATGTAGGCGAAATAAACTATTTAAATACTGCAATATCAAATTTGCAGCAAAAAATAGCTGGTCTTAATGCCCAAATGGGTAATATGCGAAAGCCTACGGCTGACGCTACAAATGCCTTAACTAACTTGTCAAGAGTTGCCCAAGATGCTCCTTATGGTTTTATGGGTATTGCGAACAACTTGAATCCAATGTTAGAATCCTTCCAAAGATTACAAAAAGAATCTGGTGGAACTGGAAATGCATTAAAAGCATTAGTTGGAGGTTTAACTGGTCCAGCTGGTATTGGCGTTGCTTTAGGTGTTGTATCTTCATTAATTGTAGCATTTGGTAAAGATATTTCTGATTTTTTTAGCAAATTAACATCTGGAAATGAATCATTAGCAAAAACAAATAATGCTTTTCACGAATCAAAACAAGCGTTTATTGACGCTTATGTAGAAATGCAAAATCTTGGAAATGCTTTTGAATCATTTCACAACGGCACTATGTCTAAAAAACAAGTGTTAGATAAATATAATGAAACATTAGGTAAGGTTTATGGAACAACTAAAGATATTAATGAAGCTGAAGATATATACTTAAATAATGCTCCTAAATATATTCAAGCGGCTGCTTATAGAGCTGCTGCACAAATAGCATTAACAAAAGCTGCTGAACAAGCTTTTAAACAACAAGAAGCAGCGTTTAATCCGAAAGCATTTGGCGGATTTGATTTAAACCAATTTATTGCGGCGGCGGGTTTATCAAAACTTATAGGAACTAATGTCGGTACAATTAATGAAGCATTAGGTTCAGCAAATGCTATTAAAAAAGGCAAAGAGCAAGAAAATATATTTTTACAAATTGCTGATGCTTTTAATAAAATGGTGCAGGAAACAAATTCTTCTGCACAAAAATCTGTATTATTTAATAAAGAGTTAGATAAAAAACCTAAAAAAGATACAGAATATCTTAATTATTTAAAAGAATATCGTAAAGAATTAGACAAGCAGTTTAATACAATAAAACAAGGTTTTGGTAATAAAAAGGCAGAACAATATGTAGATACATTTGTAAGTCCAAAAGCTGAAACTCCAAAAATATTAAGTGAATCTGCAAGTTCATTTTATAAAGATGCACAAAAAGATAACGAAGCTAGAACTGCAAGTATTCTTTTAACTAAAGAACAAACAGAAGCAAATCTAAAATTAGCAGATACTTTATCAAATTATACTGCTAATGCATTTATGAATCTTTGGGCATCAATGGAACAAGGTATGAGTATTGGCGAAGCGTTAGGTAATTTATTTATAGATTTAGCAAAACAAATCGCTGCGGCGGCAATTAAAGCAGCAGTTTTCCAAGCAATTTTTGCAGCAGTTAGTGGTGGAGGTAGTGCGGCTGCAAATGCTACAACTGGAGGCTTTATGAATTTATTTAAAGGATTTTTAGGATTAGCTTCTGGAGGTATTGTAACAAAACCTACATTAGCAATGGTTGGAGAAGGTAATGAAAGCGAGGCAGTAATGCCATTAAGCAAATTAAGTGGGTTTTTAACAAGTTCTTTTAATGCAGGTGCAATGAGTTCAACTGGTTCAAATGGCGGACAATTTGTACTTAAAGGAAGTGATTTAGTTTTGGCATTACAAAGATCAAACAATAACTTAAACCTTAGAAGAGGAGTATAATGGCATACGCTAATAAATATAAAATAACAATGGCTACTAAAAGCGGTAGCATTGAGACACTTTATTTACTTGAAGATGGTTATTCTGGAGCAATAATTGAATATCCAGCAGTAAGCATACAAATACAATACTTGCCTAAGAGCGATGATATATTTGAGCCTATTTACGCAAGTCAATTAAATGTACTTTTAGATGTTACTGATGATTTGGCTAATATGCCAGACTTCACAACTCTAAATGATAGAAAGTATTTGTGTAAGTTGTACTATGGGGAAACTTTAGAATGGCAAGGATGGGCATTGAGCGACTATGTGCAATTCAGTTACACAACTGGAAGAAAGAATTTAGCTTTTAATGCTATTGACGGCTTAGGTATGTTAGAGAGAATCCCTTATGCTTTGCCATCAAATTATCAATTAGTAGATAGAAATACTTGCTTAGGATTTTTACAAACGGCTTTAAATAGTGTTGGTTTTAGTTTAAACTTGATAAGCGGTATAAGTTTTTATAGTTCTGGTATGCTTAATAGAGGTAACGGAACTCAAAACGAGCCTTTAAAACAATCATATTTAAACTATGCTTCAATAACAAATGATAATCAAAATCCTTATAGTGCTTTACAAGTAATAACAAATATTGCACGAGGATTTGGTAGTAGAGTGTTCCAAGCACAAGGTAAATGGTACATCGTACCTTTAACAGAGTTTGCACAATCAAGTTATTACTTTACCGAGTACAATCCATCTGGAACTGTTGTTACGAGTGGCACTAAATCATTAACAACACAAATTCAAGGATATACTGGGAATACAAGCGGTTCGTTCTTTGTAGATAATAGCCAAGTTAAAATACTTAGAAAAGGATATAATAAGATTAGATTTGAAAAAAAGGTTGAGTATCCTAATAACTACATAACAAACTGGGATTTAAAAAAATATGAAGTAATAAGTCCAACGCAAGGCAATGCTTTTGGGTGGACTATAAGAAGAGAAACAGACGGCGAAATTTATGTAAAGAATTATCCAAATCAAACTTATAATTCTTTTATTATTGACAATACTAATCTTGCTCCTTATGATGTAAGTGTAAAGCCAAATCAATTACCAAAATTAGGTATTAATGAAGTAGTAGGATTATCATTTAATATTGCTGGTATTGGTGTTCCTGCAAGTGGTCCAGATGCTTTGTTCATTTTAAAGATAACTTTAGTTACTCCAAGTTTTACTTATTATATAAACGAGAATAAAGAGTGGACTAATATTGGGACAAATTATTACTATTATCCTTTTGACGCTACTAATTATAAGGTAGATTTTAATATTACTTTGCCACCTGCTCCAGAAGGAGGAGAATTTGCATTTGAATTAGTTTTAGCTGATGCAACTTCTACCTATTGGAAGTCAACAGTTGCACAAGTTGAAGTACAGAACTTCCAATTAGAAGTTACTCCTGCGTTTTCTTCTTTCTTGACTGAAAGTTATATAAACAATACAAATGAATATGTTTTAGAAGTTGATTTGCCTTTAGGTTTTAATAGTGATGCAAATGGGTATTTTTCATATAGAGGATTTTTAAGCAATAACTTAGGAGAAAGTTTAATTGGATGGTATCGTTACGAATACCCAACGGATTTGTATAGGTCTTTAAGTGATTTAATTATAAAGCAATATTCTAATTGTTTAAATAAGAATGTAATCAATATAGATGCTTCTTTAATGGGTATGAATACAACTAACGGAAGATTTAGCGGTGCAATGAGATTAACTGCTACAGATACCGATCCAGCACAAATTAGCGTATCAAATAAAAAATATATATTAGGAAATTCTACTATTGATTTATTTAATGATACAATTCAATGTACTTTACTTGATATTAACAACGAAAACATAGCTACCACATTGACGACAACTTATTCTAATAATAACTTGAATGGTCAAATAGCGGGAAGCGGGCATTTAAGGTCAACGGCTTATTCAACTCGTGAGGCTGCTTATGCTGCTCCTTACACTACATTTGTTGTTTATAACAATTTAGAGATAGGAGTGCCAAGTGTTGGAGACTTCTACTATTCAAATCCAGAATTAACATTAGGCTTTAATGGTGCTTTATTGTGGTGGAAAATATCAACTGGACCTACTTCTTTTGCAGCGTTTAAGATTAGTGGTATAGGTCAGATAATAGAAATTTATGGTTAAATTTGTAATATGGCAGACAAAGTAATAGGTAAAAATATAATGCTCTATTGGAATAATCCAAATGGAGTTTTCTTCTTTAATGGTGGAACTTCACAAGGAGTTTATTCTACTAATACATACTATCAGTTAAGTTCTGTACAAAGTACGGGGGGTGCTGCCAATTTTCAAAGAGCAGATAGCGGAATTATTGCTCGATTTATGACTAATGTAAACACTCCAAATGTTACAAGTTTGGTAGGTGGAACATGGACTTTTCAATATTACGCAGGTATTACATATAGCGTAGAATATAACCCAGCTATTTACTTTATCGTAAAAAAGTACGATGGAACAACATTTACTACAATAGCAACATCTGGTAATAGTGTTTTAACGGATACTGCGGTTACCAAATACACAAATACAGTAACAGTTCCTACAACTGTTTTAAATAGTTCTGATAGGATAGTTATTGAAGTATGGGCGGCTAATGTAGGTGCAAGAGATATAGACTTTTATACACAAGGGACAAGACCAGCACAAGTAACTACTACTATGGCGGTTGATGTGCCTTTTGCTTGTTCAACCAACGCATCTTTTGCGGTTAATGTTGACCAAAAAGAAGTAACTTCTCAAAGTTCGGCTTGGTATCGTGAATATAGAAACGACATAGCAAGTTGGAACTTAACTTGTGATGGTTTAATAACTTTAGATGGTTATAATTATTTATACCTTTTAAACTTGCAACAATCAAGACAAAGTATAGTAACTAAGTTTGCTATTGATAACGGAGCGGATGGGTTAGTGATAATTAGCGGTACTTGTAATTTAACAAGTTTGACTATAAACGCTCCTTATAAGGATATAGCTACTTATTCAGTTAGTTTACAAGGTTCTGGTCCTTATGGCACAAGCGGTACAAATATTAGTCCAAGTGGTACTATGGTTTTAGGAGGCTCAATATATACAGAAGGCTTTACGGCAGCAGGTGGAGAAACTACTCTTACATACACAAACTTAATAGGCAAAACTTGCCTTTATGTTTCAAGAGGCGGTATCGATGTTCAAAATATTTTAACAAGTGGTACTCCAACTAATGAAGATGTAAAATGGAATACTTTAACTGGTGTTTTAACTTTTAGTAGAGCATTAGAAAGTGGAGAGTATGTAAGGGCATTATTTCAATAGATAAATTTAGATAAATGAGTAATCAAATAGTAATAAGTTCGGGTGCAAAAGTTAGAAATTTAGGCGGTGTATTAACTGCAACTGCTGGGGTTGTTTCTTCGGTTGGTTATGGTACAGCAAACGGAGTGGCGACACTTGATGCAAATGGTAAAGTGCCTTTGAGTCAGCTTCCAGCTTCAGTGGTTACTTATTTGGGAACTTGGAACGCATCAACTAATACTCCTACTTTAGCAAACGGAACTGGAGATATTGGCGATTTATATATTTGTAATGTAGCAGGTACAGTAAACTTCGGTGCTGGTCCTATTACTTTTGCGGTTGGAGATTGGGTTATTTATAATGGTAGCCAATGGCAAAAATCAGCCGGTTCAAGTGGAACTGTAACAAGCGTTGCAATGACTGTTCCTACTGGTTTAAGTGTAACTGGTTCTCCAATTACTACAAGCGGTACTTTAGCACTTTCTTTGTCAAGTGGATACACAATTCCTACAACAAGTTTCTTAAGCGGTTTAGTGCCTTATACTGGTGCTACGCAAACTGTTGATTTAGGTTCTTATGATTTAAACGCAAGAGGAATTAAGATTAACGGAACTGCTGGAACTGGACACGCTGA